TTTCTTTTCGATGGTATCTATAATGTATTTACAGTATCAGATACCATGAAAGAGGAAGCATTAGTTTATTATAAGGATTTTTTAAATGGTTGATTATTTATTTAAAAGGTGAAATTAGAGGAGATTTTATTATGTGGGAAAAATTTAAACGTCTTGGTTACGGTGAAAATGGTGAAGTTAAGTCTTGGGTGTATTGTGTATTGACTTTGCTTTTTGTAATGTGGTGTATTGGTGGTATATATCGTTTCATTGTTGGGACACCACCATCTGATAAGATTATGAATACTCAATATTCTATTGTTTTAGGTCAAAATTTGACTTTAAAGGACAGTCTTTTATATGCTAGTTATGGTTTCACTCAGAATCCTACTGTTGCAAAAATGAAAGATTTTAAAGATGTTGATATTGATTGGAAAAAGATTGATAAGAAAGATGTACCTGAAAGAGTTCTTAAACAATATGGTGATGTAGAGAAAGGTACTGACATTTATGAAGGTGATGTAGATGAGTCTTTAGCTAAAGGTGTAAAATCTGTTAAACATTATGTGTTTGTTACATTTACAGATGGTGAGGGTACTCATCTTGACCAAGCATATACATATATTGAAAATAAAAATGGTAGTGAAAAGCTATTAAGTTTAGAGGGAGCTGTTAATTTTACAATTGCGTATTTAATTACTAGAGGTAAGTAGTGGGTAAAGGTAAATAATGAATAAATATGTTAAAAAACCTGTTGTAGTTGATGCATTTCAATATTTTTATAATAATGAAAAGTCTACAGAAGAGTTAAAAAATAATGTTGGTACAGATAATTGCTTTTTTGATTGTGATGGTAAGTTGTATCTTAGAACATTAGAGGGTGCTTTGAGAGTACGTGATGGAGATTATATTATTAGGGGTGTAAAGGGTGAGTTTTATTCTTGTAGAGAGGATATATTCAATATCACTTATAATAATATAAAGATTGATACCACTAGGTTCTGTGTTCATTTGTGTGAGGATTCTTTTTATTCATTTGATACATTTAAATCTATTGATGAGGCTAAGTCTTTTGGTAGAAAGTTTTTTACTGAGACAGTAGACCCTAATGATTTAAATGATTGTAATTGTCTATTTAATGTAGATGATTATGTAGATACTGACTTAGATTATTTCTATGTTAGTAAATGTAAGCACTATATGCCTGATGTGTTTGTTGATGATTTTATCGATATGATGCAAGATACTATTGATGAGGATTTTTCTGATTGTTATTTAAAGGGTGATATTTTAAATGAAAAAGAGTTTAGTGAGGCTAGGTCTGTCTTAGATTATGAGTTACGTAAAATAGTTGTTAGTTGGTTTGATAGGTTTGTAGGGACTCGTATGCCGTATACTGCTTATGGTGAGCCAATCAAAGTTTCTAAAGTGAAAGATTAAAGTGGTGATAGATATGTTACAGTTAGAGTTCGATGCTATGGTAGAAGAGTGTAATTCTTTACAAGATAAAATTGATGTGTTGGCTAAGTTGTTAGATACTGATGAGGGTAAGACTCGAAAAGATTTTGAGTTGATGAGTTTACAGCTCACATATATGGTTGATTATCATAAAGTACTTGTAGAACGTATTAATATGTTTAAAATGATGGTGTGTTGGAATGAAACAGGGCTTAATTATTAAGGTATTGTTGGTTTTTAATTTTATAGAGATACTCGTATTCTGTGGGTTATTTAATTTTCTAGATTCCATAGAGTATATCTTTGGTATTATTAGAGGATATGGTTTTGTTGTACAGTATGCTTTGTACTTTGTAACATTTTGTATGATTTATTTACAAGGTGTGTTTTTGTATAGATATATGAAATTACTAGAAGGTGATGGTAAATAGATGTTGAATACTAGAAATATCGTTGAGTATAAGAATCTAATTTCTTATGATACTATGACTGGATTGTTACGTTTTGACAGGGGAAAGCATTACTTTTCATTGAGTATTGTTAATCTTGTTTATATTTTTAATGGGTATTTATGTGTTAGTGTAAGGATTCCTAAAGGTGTAAGGGTATTTAAGTGTCGATTGCCTAAAGATATTTCATATGAGGAGTTAATTATATTAGATGATGTGCTATGTGATATCAATGATTATATTAAAAATGATGACTTACATGAGTATCGTATAAAATGTTGTGATATTTTTCAGGAATATAATCTTGGTGGTGAGAGATTTGATGCTGTAGATACTTTAATGTTATTTTTATTAATAGTATTGGTGTCCTTATTGATTGGAATGGTAGTGTGGTGATTGTATGAATCGTGATTATTATATTGCAGGAGAGTATGCTATCTTTGGTGGTGTCCATGCATTTCCAGTCCAATTAGTGCGAAGTATACAAATATTCGGTGATACTATGCGTGTAGGTATACAAAGAGGCTGTAGTCGTGAGATAGAGTTACATGACTATTATATTGATGTTAGTAAAGAGACATTAACTAGGCTTGGTGAATTTGTAGATGCTATTAAAAAGGAGAAAGAGGGGTATAATGCTCATATAGAATATAATAGTTCTAATGGTATGACATTATTCCCTAGAATTACACGATATGAGTTAGAGTTATGTTCCTTTTTATTGGTGTTTGTTAATATTTTGTTGATAGCATTTTTATTATATTTCATTTCTGTACAGTGATGGTGATATATGGGTTTTGAAGAGTTAAAGAGTAGGTATTATATCCATAATGGATATTTAGTGTTTGATGGTGGTATTGCATATAGGGTTGATACAATACATGAAGTTTATATAAAAGGAAGTTTTATATTTGTTACTTTTAAAGACTATTCTTTTATAAATCGTATGGTTGATACGTTAGATGTAGATACTATTGATTTTATTCAGGGGTTAAATAAAGAGATACAACATAGTCATAAAGTTAATAAACTGGTTAGTGTAGATTTTATAGTATTCTTTTTATTAGTTATTATTACTTTAATGTTAGGTATATGGTGGTTATTACAATGAGATATCAAGATAAAGCATTAGATGTGGTGAGTGAAGTGTTAAAAGAGGATTGTAAAGTATCAGCTGAGGAGTATGATGTAGATACGTTACGATTAGTGTGGTTTAGTAAGACTTTGCAACACTGGAAGGCTTTAGTGTTTGCTACTAAGGCTGGTAGATATGTAGAAGTAACCTATAATGGGGATATTGATAGTTATTATGTAGATGTATATGTAAAAGAGATGAATATTGAATGTTATGATACTGATTCTGAAAGGCATGCTAGTCATACATCTATGGCTGATACTCATGAAGTCCCTGTATATGTAGGTTCTCATCATGTTGATACAGTAGAGGTAACTAAAGGGGTTAAAACTAAAGAGGTGGATGTGTCTTTAGTGACTGAACCTGTCAAATCTGTTAATTAACAGAGAATTTCAAAACTTTACATAAGTTAATTAATAATGTATAATATAGGTAAGATATAGTCATATATTAATACTGTATATGTCATATAGTTATACAATTTCATATGGGTAGATAGGATATGTATTAGAATACAACACATTTATAGGTTAGCTAGATTATCGAAGTATCATGTTATATGATATGGATTCTTTTACAATTTTGTTTCTAATATAAGGTATACATCATATTCGCAATAGGGATACTATATTCTATCAATTCATAGTGATTTTGTGTAATGTTATGTAATGTAGTGTAATTTTATATATAGTATTGTATGGTTTTATAGTTTTAGTCATAGCTTAACAATTAAAACTATGTATACTGTGAGTTTATTATTTAATAGTAGACTAACACTGATAGGATTCATCGTAAGCAGTATATGACTATATCGAACATTATCTATATAGTTTAATAATAAGGAAGAGGTAACATATATGGATTTCTATGTCAATGAATTTATGGAAAACAATGGTATTATTATTGATAAGCCTTTTAAGGTAGAGAATGTAAATAGACCATTGGTAATTAATACTGATGGTACTATGTTATATCAAGATACTGAAGAGGTAGTACCTATTGGTGTTGTATTTAGTATTTTAAGTGGTGCTTATAAGGTAGTAAAAGGTACTGATGATGATAGGCTATATCGTAAGGGAGATAGTTATTACTATATTGGTAGTAGTGGTACTGTTTCTTATGTGTTGTGGAATAATGATGTAGTTGATTATGCTTTATTGTATATGGGAAATGTCTTTAAAACTCGTGAAGAGGCAGAAAGTCAAGTAGAGTCTATGTTAAGTATGTTTGATAGTATTAATACAAAGACAGCTATTTTACCTAATTCTATGGGGACTGTAAAAGAAGATACTATTAAGGATAGTAAAGATGAAGATGATAGTAAACAATCAGCTACATTGTCTTTTGAGAAGGATAAAGGTGGCACATATAGTGGGTATGTGTCTTATATTAATAATAAAGGTAATGTAGTAACTAAAGAGTTAGATAGCTATAAAAGTCTATCTGATATTTTAAAGATGGCATTAAAGGATGTATATAGTGAATAAGTGATATGTTAGCACGAGGGTAGGGGGTGTTTTATATGTTAGATATGACGATTCAACAGTTAGTTAATGCTATGGATTATTATTATAAAGATAATGTAGTGTGTGGTGTTAATCAAGAAGATACTGGTTCTAATCATATTATTCAAGTTGATTTCTCTATGGATAGTGTGAAATGTACTATTACAGATGGGATTATTTCTATGGATGCTACGTTGTATGTAGTGGATAGGAAATGTATGGTATATATTCGTGGATATCATGAGAATGATGATACTTCTAAACTTGATGAGGTTATCAAATCTATTTGTGATAATGATGAAGTATTAAACCATGATAATAATGTAGAGGTACAGGTACAAATCATTTAACATATATGTAAATGATGTAGTAGATATAATAAAATATAAGGTGTGTTTGTAATGGCAGTAATTCGATTTAAGCTACGGAGTGGTGCAATAGAGAAGGAAATGCAGAAACAGATGATGAGTATTAGTGAGTTATCACGAATGAGTGGATTATCTCGACCTGCGATTTATTCTTTAATTAAAGAAGATGTTGATTTTGTAAGAGTAGCAACTTGTAGAAAGGTATCATTAGCATTAGGTGTTGATGTAACTGATTTATTTGAAGTGGTAGGTGAGTAGGGTATGAGTGATAATAGGTTTTATAGTTTAGATATTCATACGCAATACCTATTACAGGATAGTGTTAGACGAGATAGTTTTAAGAATATCACTACCATAGAGGGCGTACAGTGGTTATTATTCACTTTTTATCACTGGGGTATTCAATATCTCACTTATGATGAGAAAAAGGGTTTACAGTTATTTCATAGTAAACCTGTATATGATACTAAGTCTAAGAGTTGGTATGGTGGTATTATTACTAAATCAGTAGAGAATACTGATAGCAATAGTGGTAATACTGAAGGTAATGGTAATACTGAGGGTAATGGTAATACTGAGGGTAATGGTAATAGTGGTAATAATGGTGTAGGTGAAAGCAATGGAAATACTATTAATAGTGGGGTTAATAGCGGGGGTATATCTAATATCACAAGAGACATCAACTCTGAGGTTAATACTATTAGTGATACTACTATTACTAATGATAGGGAAGGTGTAAATCATGTTACTAGAGTTTCTAATGTTGATGGTACTGGTAATAGTATGGTTGATAGGGGTATTCTCAATCAAGGGGAGCCTAATCGGACAGATAGTATGGCTATTCCTAATCATATGGATGTACGATACACTGTTCCTGTAGAAGAATATGTAGATACTATTAATAAATCTAAGAGTCTATCTTTTTATATTCATTCCTTGATTTCAAGTGTATTCCCTTTTAATGATGGTACAGGTATTGAATTGGTAACACAGGCAATTAATGAGGATGCTACTAAACAAAAGTTACATGATGGTAGTATAGTAGAAGTATCTAATAATGGTGTTACATGGTTTAAGAGGTATTTTAAAGAGATAGTACCTAATATGTCTACTAAATTTTGTGTGTATGGTGGTGGGCGCACAAAAGATACGATTAGGGATATGGCTGATGTAGAGTATTATCAGTATATTAGATATAATGATGTAGATACTAATAGTGGTAATACTTGTGGTAATACTTGTAGTAACTGTCATACTGTAAAATATGAGGGTACACGTAATACAGTAGATGGAAGAGTAGTATTTAGTGATAGGGATAGTTTGAAATAATAAAAGAGATGGGAAGTAGTCAATCAGAATACAGTAATAATGTTAATAGGAAGAAGATTGCTGTAGGTGATACAAAAGATAGTAACATAAATGCAATAGGACAGAGGGTGTTTGAGTTAGGTACTATACCAAAGGTATCTATTAATCTCTCTGAATATTTGCGTTTACAGGGGATTGAGAGGGAATATAAACATTTACAAAAGAAACAAGATAGGTTAGAGGTAGTTGAGCCTATAGATTGTTATGGTGCTTTAAAAGATAATCTATATAATGAGTTAGAGGTGCTATATACAAAGTATCGTGGTTGTTTTATATGGGATTTATCCAATATTTTATGTGGTATGATAGCATTTTATATTGAGAAGTATCTTGAAGAGGCACCAATTAGTTTTGAAGATGAAGAGTTTTATAATGATTTAAAGTATATCTCTGATACAATGCATCATTATTTTACTAAAGGTGATGTTGATAGAGATGATGATGTAGAGAGTGTTAAAATAGCATTGGAGTTGTTACAAAAGCATGTATTTAGTTTGTGGACTTAATGATGTATATGTGGTGATATATAGTATTAGCTTGTTTGTCATTCTTATTGGTATTTACATATGGGTGTGCAAACAATCAAAATAATAATCAACAGAATCAAATACAAGATACAAAACAAAAGATAGTCTATGTATGTCATAATTTAAAGGAGAGTAAAAAGGGTGAGAAATAATATAAATATCAATATGTGTAGGTGGAAAAGTGAGAGTACATTTCAATATATACTAGCTAAACAATTATATCTTAATAATATCTGTATTCCTAATGTTACAATGTATACTCCTAAGAAGAGAGAATATGAGGCAGATTTCTTATATTTCAATTTAAAGAGTAGACGTTTAACAGAGGTTGAAATTAAAATCAATAAGATTGATTTTCAGAATGATTTTAATAAACCTAGATATCATGATAGTGATGATGTGTCTTATTTATATTATGCATTACCTAGTGATGTATATGAAAAGCATAAGGATTTCATTGATTCTAAACTAGGGGATGCTGGACTTATCTTAATTGATAGGAAAGAAGATGAAGAGGGTGCTTATTATGTGTTTGGAGGCTTTAAAAAGAGAGCTAAAAAACGTAAAAATGCACTTCCACTAACAGATGATAAAGTTCTTAGATATATGCGTATTGGTTGTATGAAGTGGGTTTATTAGGGGAGGTATGATATACAATGATGTTTACATTTAAAGATATTCAAGCACGATTAGAGTTATTATCTAGTGTGGTAGTAAGTGGTGAATATTGTTATACGTATACATTTGATAATGCAATTTTTAATACATATAATTATAAGCGAATCGAGCTTATCTCATTTTATGTATGTTGTGATAGTCATATTAAAGTTACCTATAAGTACTTAAATGCTACTATGACTAAGGTAATTAAGTTAGTCCAACAAGAGACTACTAAAGAGTGGGTATTTTATCTAGATTCGTTTTCAATATTGAATGAGTTATTCTCTACATTACCTAACTATGTTGATTATATCGATGTACATACATTATATAATGGTTCTGAGTTTGTAGAAAAAGTGTATCTTGAAGTAGTTGATACTTATCATATAAATAGGTATGTAGAGTCAGGTAAATCATTTGTAAAAGGATATAATAACTTTGTTCGTTTCTATACTGTTGATTTTGATGTTACAGATGCACAAGATGAAAATAAATGTTTCGTAGAGTCTTTACTTAATATAGATTTGTTTAAGAGAGAAGAGAAAAACATTTCTAATTTGAATGAGGTTATTAAATATGTTAGTGATTAGTGTGTTATAAAGTATGTTAGTATGGGATATTCAAGTATTATAGATTCATTAGTTAATGAAGATATGGCTGGTGTTAATAGAAAAAATAAAGCAACAGACGCTGAGACATTAGTTAGTGGTATTTTGAGTGGTAAGCTCTCAAAAGTTAAAAAGAATTGTATAGATGATAAAGATTTAAAAATGTTATTCAATAAGTCTAAGTTAGGTAAGAATAATAAAAAGAATTTAGTTGCTAAGTATAGTAATAATGTGTATGGAGATACTAAATATAGATGTCTAGTTCAAATATATTCTGTTGGTAAGGAAGAATATATCACTTTCACATTTAATTGTAATGACTATTTAGGTTTCGGAATTTCTTATATTTGTCATTATGATACAGATACATATGGTAGTGCTACAACAAGTTTAGATTTTGATGCTGGTGAGATACATTTTAGTGATATTGAAGATGGTGTATATGGTAAAATTGAAGGGATTACACTTTATGACTTAAAGAAAGATGAATATGTCGGAAATAAAGATAATGCAAGTGCTAAAATATTTAACAATTTTGCCAAAAACATTGTAAAAGAGATTCCTAGTTTTAAAGATGTATTTGAAGAATATGCAGATGGGTTTGAGGATTGTAGGTTTAGGGTAGAAGTAGATTATGAAGAATATGGGGTGTTTGTAGGTATTGTATTCATTTCATCTGAAGATGATTTTTGTGAATTAGTGTATGATGAATTAGAAGATACGAAAGAGTTTTTAGTTAATTCTTATAATGGAGAATTATCATTTGAAGTACGTATCTAGTCTTTAATAGGTGTATTATTTTTATGTTGTAAGGGGTTTGTGTGGTGTGTATTCATAGGGGTGTAGAACATAGGACACGTTCTTATACTGATAATCAAGAAGTGATTCAAAGTCATAAGGAAGTGTTAGATAATATAGAGTATATATGGGGTTGTTATCCTGAATTACGATTAGGACAACTATTGTGTTATATTTCTAGTGAGGTATTAGGTACAGCAGACCCCTTTTACCTACCAGATAGTCGGTATGAGTTGTTTAAAGATACAGTAGCAGACAGGTATAAAAATCTATGAGTGTTATAAAAGAATTAATATCTGAGTGGGTACTATACTTAAAGTTATGTGTATATGTTGAAGTGATGAATCATATACAGAGAAGTTCTACTCAGTATTATCAGTATGTAGTTAATAAATCTTTCAAAGAGCTATTTAGAGTGTATGGTGATTTTGTTGATAAGAGTTATGAAAATATATGTTCTAAAATAGAAAAAGAAATAGATACTACTGAGGATGAGGTATCTAAACAATATTTAAGGGCTTATAGGGAAGGTCTTAAAAAACAATATACTTGTGGTAGAAATTTACGAATACAAGCTATGAATGATTGCGATACATTTATGAAGGAATTAAAGTGTTATGAATTTATTAAAAAAGATTAGTGTAGTATCAATTCTTATGGTTAGTATGGGTACAGTAGGATATGGTGCTACAGTAGTTGTGCCTAGAGTATCTGTTGTAAGAGTGCCTACAAGTAGACCAACTGTCAATACACCTAAACCTAGTGTAACTAAAAGTACATCTAATACATTTAATAAGAGTAGTAATGGTACTACACCTAAATCTAGTGAGAGTAAGAGTTCTACTGTAGAGAAGAGTTTTAGTGAGAGTAGTGGACGTTCATCATTTTTTGATAGTATGAGTGGTGCAATTACTGGTTCATGGTTATATAATTCATTATTTAATAATCATTATAGTAGTAGTGATAGCAGTAACAATGATAATAAAGAATCTCCTAGTGAGGGTAGTGATGATTCATGTGGATTATGGGATTGGATAACTAATAATATTGAATATTTAAAACGAGTATTATTAGGGGAGTAATATATTATGAGTACTAAAGATGTTACTGATATTATACATACATTATTAAATCTTGATAGTGTTGAGTTAGAGGATTATTGGATATTTAAAGTCGATGATTCTTTATTTGATAGAGTTGATATAATACTAGAAGAAGATGGTACTGATACATATCGCAGATATATTTATAAGTGTGTAGATGGTAAGTATTATGAATATGCATACTGGGAAGATTACTTTGGGGATAGATATGCTTTTAGTTTTAGGGAAGTTAATAGAGTACCTAAAGTTGAGTATGAGTGGAAATAGTATACTATAAAAAGTTTTTATGAGATAGTGCAGATATGTAATAATATTTGTATTATCTCTTTTTTGTTATATTTAGTATAACAAAGGTGTAATAGTGGTCTTAATTTAAAAGGAGATACTAAAATGATTCCTAGCTATGATTTAATGTATGTAATAACTAAAGAATGTATCTTATACCTACAAAGTGTATGGGGTAATGATGAATGTGAGGATTGTACATTTGAAGATATATACTGTTGTCTAATGACTGCTGTTAATGATGGTGTATTAGATATACCTCTTTACATTAAAGAATCCAAAGAATACTATAAAACAAAAAGGGAAGTAAACTTTAATAAGTATATGTTAGATGTATTGTTAAAGATGTATGAAGAGAATAAAATGAAGTATACGTATAAGGTTGATAACGTAACACATATTTCTGATGAGTTCTATGTCTTAGAGAAAGAGTTAGAAAAGTTAGTAAAGGAGAATTAAATATGATTAATCTAAAAGTACCTAGTGATGAGTTAATTAGAGATATCGTAGTAATATGGAAAGACTGTTGTGAGTTTAGTAAGAATACTGGATTAGATATGGGTAGTGATTTTATATTATGTGGGATATTTGATGAGTTAAGTTGTGGTGCTATTGGATGTGCATTATATCAACAGGAGAAGAAAGATTATCTTAGATTATTTGATTGTGGGTTTCATAAAGCTATTTATGATAAGATTATGAGTATCTACGATGTAAATAAACATAAATACAATAATACTTTTAATTATGTGGAAGTAGTATCTAAAGAATTAGGATTATAATATAGGTTATAATATAGGTTATAATATAGGTTATAATAAAGGAGATATGAATTATGGCAAAGACATTATTAATTAATGATACTGAAATTAGTTTGATGGATGTATTTGGTTTCTATCATAAACGAGTTCGAGGTAGAGGTGTATATGAGGTGTTAGATACTAATCATATTAAGTCTAATGTAACGTATCCGATTGAAACACCATTTACATTTACTGATATTGCAGTAACTGAGACATTCACTAAAAGTATGTTACTGTTAGATGCTATGGCTATTGAAATGGATGGTGTAGTTAATAGTGATGGTTTAATTACTACGCTTAGATATATGTTACATAAGAGTCATGGATTTGAAGAAATTGGTGATTATACTACTGTTGGTGATACATTACAGGATATTATGTGTAGAGAAGATTTTGATGATGCACCATATAATAGTAGTGTACGGTATCTAAACTTCGTCTATCAGGTTTTAACAGAGATAACTGATGTATTTAGTTATGTAGATGGAGATAGTATCAAGGGTTGGATTCATTTTTTAAAACAGTATACGATTCAGTATGATGGGGAGTATCATTTATCATTTATACCTAAATCAGAAAAGAAGTATAAAAATTTAGCACAAGATGTGGGTAATAAGAGTGTAACTCTTTTGCAATATGTAATGTCTTTGGGATATGATAAAATTCAAAGAAATGTATTTGTGAAGGGCAGTGGTGTATATTATCGTTTTATTGGTAATGATGGATATCCTTGTAGATTGGATTTTATATCAGAAAATAAAAAATTACCTAAGATATATAGAGCTTGTTTAGATGAAGTAATGGGTAAGTATTTTAAGAGGAATAGACAATCTATTTTTTATGGTAATTATGTGAATATCATGGATGTGATTGAATGGGTTACTAAAAATTGTGATATTAATGATGTAGATATTGAGTATGTTAAACAGTATATGAAGGAAGTTACTAATACTATTATCAATAGTAATGTAGATAGTATTTTAAAGAAACAGGATTTTAAGTACCTATATGATTCTTTAATATTCTTGTATACTAAGGGGTATAGAACATTAGATATCCATGAAGATTATTTGTTAGCTGTAAAACAGAAATATACGCAACAAGATGTAGATTCACATAAAGTACCTTTAAAATCTTATATTGATATTTCATTCTTATTCGATGTATTAGGGATTAGAGATAGGATTGAGTATGGTGTGTATAACATTCTTGAAGTATTAAATATTCCTGTTAATGGTTCATTAGTGTATCATAATAATGAACCATATTATTATCATTCTATGACTATTGTTCATGGTGAGTGCGTTCATAGAGTGTATTATAATCATTATAATAAAGAAGTGTGTGATATTATGGGGTATGAGCCTGTAAAGGTTGATACTGTGTCATATGATAGTGGTGTTACAATTTTTAAAGATGTTACTACTGATGATAAGTGGAAAGAATTTTTAAAAAGTAAGGTTTAGTTGTAAATCATTTTCAATAAGCACTTTTTCAGTTTTGTTAAAATATAGGTGTTTTATAAAATTTCATAGAGGGAGATACAAAAAATTTTGTAATATTTTGTATGTTTTCGTAGTGTTTTGTAAAGTGTGTAAAAATATTAATTGTGAATTGTTTTCATTTAGAAGGTGTTTTTACACACTTTATGTTGTTTTTGTGAATTATTATCATTTAGGATGATATTTGGGGTATTTTCTGAATTTTGATAATTTTCAATTTTAGGTGATTTTGATGATTTTGATAACTTTTCACTATAGAGAGTATAAAAAATATTTGTAATATTGTGTAATGTGGTGTAAAATATAGTAAAGTTAATGAAAAATACATAGTTTTCATGTATTGTAAATTATTCTCAATTAGATAGGAGATTTGTATGTATACAGTAGCAAGAGATAGAGGGTTAGGGTGTCAAAAAGTAAATGCTAAGGATTACCTTGATGCTATTAAGTTGTATTATGATGTATTAAATAATGATGCTAAGATGTCTATTACAGATGTTAAGGGTATTAGTTGTCATTTAGTGAATAAGTTTAAAAATTTCTATGTAGGTGATGTTGGATATTGTATTTCTAAGCTATATGAATTTATTCGTAGTGCTATTTATAGGGATATAGAGGTATATGATTATTTACGTGGAAATAATGAGTTTATCAATGTTGATTTTACATTGATAGATTGTGTACATGAGTCCTCTATAAGTGGGATTGTTAAACTTTTAATTCGTTGTAAGATGTTGATGAGATTACTTGGAGAACGTGCCAATAAGGAAGATACAATAACGTATCTTAGAAGAAACAACTTTTTATCTAAGTTTGTAGTGTGTGGTGTATCAAGCATTAATTTAAGTCCTTTTGAAGATATACTGTATATTGTTACTTTTAATGGTAAGAAGTGGATAAGCATTGAAGATGTGATGACTAATATTAAATGTATGATATCCTATATCTGTAGTGATAATAGAAACGAATTACGTGCATTATATGATGTGATTCGTGAGGATACATCATATTTACAGATAGAAAATACCTTAACAGCTGTAAGTTTTGATACAGATTGTAGTGATGATTGCTATGTATATGAGATAGATGATGTTTTTAGATGTGAATTAGAACATATTGAGTGTGTGGGTGATTTACAAGATTTATTTTATGTTCTACATTTTGCTACTAAATACTTGAATGAAGATGATAGATTAATTACATTAGGAGATATTGCTGGATATATGCTATCTCATGCATATCTATCTAGGGTTGGTTGTATGTCGATTCTTAATGATAGTAGTGCTTTAGATTCTGTTGAGCAAACTATGGTTACAGAGTGGTGTCTACATGGTGATTTTATTGGAGATTCATGTATGCCAATACATCAAAGTTATTGTGTTAGTGTTTTAAATACATTCAATGGTTATCTAACTAATGAGAGTATAGTTAGGTTGCATAGACTGCTTAATGTATTAGATACACATAGAAGTGATATCACTGTTTCTGATGGGAGTATAGTCATTGATGGCTATGTGTTTGGTTTTGGTGCATATATTCAACCTACATATTTAGATACGATTGTTGGTGTCTATGAAGAGATTGTTACACTGCATAAGATTCGTGAGGTATTACAAATGTATTCTATGTTGTGGAATACTACTGTCATTCCTTTAAATGTTGTGGAAGTTTTTAAATGTTTGTCTTGTATGTCTGATGATACTCTAACTTGTGGTTTTATGTTAGATGTTGATGGGAGTGGTATTGTGTATGTACGTGATATTGATGAAGATAGTCTAGTGTATACACATAGTCATTCTCTACAGCATATGTTTGATTATAGTGGTGTTAAAACTTATAAAGATGTAAAAGAGTCTAACAGGGTTATGCATTATGTGAAAGATAATATTAAGAATTACATAGATTCGTTACGATTGTTGATTAGTGGGTTCAAAGAGGTATGTTCGTATAAAGGTATAGATAAGGTATTCTTGGATTGTGAATCACAACAAATAGATTGTTTTTGGTATATGATTGCTTTACATAATGGTAAGAATAGAAGAGTTATCATCGATTGTCCTAACCTTAGTAGTACAATATATCATATGTGTATGGATTGTTTTCATGAGGGGCTTACAGAAAATTCATTGTATGAGATGTTAGTGGCATTGAATCGATTATATGGGTATCTAAATGATGCATTGGCTAATGTAGGTCTACGAGATGAGTATTATGAAGTATTAAAAGATATTAGTCATGATTTGTTTGTTGTCGAAGAGATGTTTAATAAAGTGATGGGTCATAGTAAGTGTGTTAATCTTAAAGCAGATAATGTATCTAAACAGTTAGTGCAAGATTTCATTGATAATGGATATGTGTTAGCAGTTAAAGATGGTGATGATATTGTGGTGTATACTGAAGATAAGAGCCAATCTGAGGTAGTGCCAAAGTCATTACATAAATATTTCTATAATATTGATTCGATTGATATGTTACCTTTAGTGTATTATGTGTATCATTGTGAGGGTTAATACTATGAAATATAAATTTACACCTGCTACAACTATATTGCATCTATATGATGTGCTGTATTTATTAGATAATACTGCTTTTTATAAGTTAGCTGAACATAAGGGGTATATTACGATTGGTGATATGTTAGAGGCAACTACTGTATTTAGGGATAGTAAAGAAAGTAGTCATAGTAATGCATATCATATTATCAATGAAGCTGTGCAACAGATTTCTTTTAGTGAATTAGAGGAGTTATATCATAGTCATGATAACGCTGATTTGAGTGTCTACAAATTAGTGTCTATAGAAGAGGTTAGATATGCTAAAAGTTGTGTACGTGCTTTCAGCTCTAATATAGAGTTATGTGATACAAAATATTATCATAACTCTGATTTAATGGATGAAGTGTTTAAGGTGATGTCAGATATTAAACAAGAGCTTGGTATACAATAAGTAAAGGAGATTAAGTTATGAGTACTATGTTTTTTAAACATGAAAAGATTTCTGCTGAAGATTATGTTAGTGTTGTTAGACATATGTATGTGTTTAAGACGATGATTCATCTATATAACAATACATTTTTCATTAAGGTTACAGATGATGGTTTAGAATATTCTAGTGAGAATGGGTTATCATTGGATATGATTGACTATATGTCAGATGTGGTTATAGATAAAGATTTGTTGTTGCGATATGCTAAGAGTTTAAAATATGAAGATAAGGTTAATGTGCTTGAAGTGTTACAGTCTTTATACAATACAATTTCTTTTAGCATTGTTGATTATGAAGAATTGTCTAAAGCATTTCTACATACTAACATAGCACCTAATTTTGTGTATATCAGAGAGTTCAAGAGTCAGACAACGTATGAAAAGTTAAAACTGATTACAATGTGTCAGGAGTTAATCAACTACTTAGATAGGTATGACGATGAAGAGATGCTAGTACCTTATTATGATTATCATAGTGATATTGTATCGTATAGTATTATGTACCTTAATAGAGATGCTATTAGGTTTAATAAAATTCCATTACATGGGAATGATGTGTTTGATAGATTGTTGCCGGTAGTAGCTTTTAGTGGTTCATATGGGATTAGTGTTAAACAGGTAGTAGATAATACAAATGCTGTTATACAATATTTGATTCGTTTATATAATGAGGCTGTTAATGGTTCATATGATGTGTTGAAACGAGATGTGCTATGTGATAGCTCATTAGGGTACAATAAGGCTATAGAATATGTGAGTGAGTATAACACTAAGAAAGATACAGATACTACTAAGTATTGTAAAGTTTCTAATGGGTTTATTCGAGATTGTTTGGTATATTTTAAAGATTTAAAGAGTGTTAGACTATTTGTAGAGGCTATTGATAATCATTTAGATACATTGAATAGACCGATATCAGATTCATTTTGTACTACTGCTAGTGCCATATATGGGAATATTAAGTTAAAGTACGAAGATGATAATAATGGAATTGATACATCTAAGGTTGATAGTGTAGTGAGTACATTATTGAAGTTAACAGGTGTTAATGGTGGATTACCTCATATACATCAAAGTGCGTATATGTATTTGATTGATGGTTCTTATATGGATACTGATTTCATAGATAATTTAGAAGTGATGTTGTATCAAATGGATACATATCTTGAATCTGGTACTGTAAGAGTAGAGTTTTATGGTGGTAGTGATAATACTATTAGAGTCTTTGGTGATGGTATAGATGAATTATATGATATGAGTGATTATATTGATTGTGATTCAGTTAGAGGTATTATTACATTAAAAGAGGTACTTGATGTATTATGGTTTTCTTTACGAGTTGTAAGAGTGTTTTATCATACATGGAAGAGTGATGATACTGTATTTGTAGATGCTGTCAATGGGTTAAAAGTAATTTCTAGTTTACAGGAAGAGAAGTTATATTATGTGTCTACGTTTTTTAATTATAGTGTTATTGAGTCTTTACGATTTAATACTGAGATGGTTGGATATTTTAATGATGATTTATTGATGTATGGTGATAGTATAATTCCTAATAGTTGTAGATATACAAATGAGGAGTTGAGAAAAGCTGATTTCATGTACAATATTGTTAAAACTAGGGCATTAGGATTATGTACTATATTAAATTCTATAGCTCATGAGATGTTCTTTAACAGGGAAGCATATAGTAAGAGTTCTTATATTACGATGACAACAAATAAAGAGTTTAATACCTTATATGTTAAAGCTGATGGGATTGAGGAGCGTAAAATTACAATTCCTAAAGAGTTCTATCATACTGTATATGTGTTGTTTAATCATAGTGATTATAGTTTTGAGAATATAACTTTTAGTGGTGTGATTCATATTCTATGTACATTAAAAGATGCTATAGGTAATTCTAGTAAGTTTACAGGGTTTTATGGTGTTATGGGTTTTAGCTCACTCAAAGATAAATTAGACTTATTGACTGATTATATAGGTAAAAACAGTGCTGTTGTTAGTGATAATGATGGTACTACTATGACAAAAGAGTTAGCTAAGGCTTTTATTGAGAGTGGGTATGAATATATTTCATTGTATAAAGGTGTTATGATTGTATACAGTAAAGATGGGAATATATCAGAAATAGTTCCTAAGTCTTTGTATAAGTTCTTCTATGATACTGATAAGTTTAATCGAGTATCATTACAACAATATATAGAGGATTAAATATGAGGTGAGTATGGATGGTGTTAATGCTATATTAAATTATGCTTATGGTGTATATTCTATCCTAGGTATATCTATCTATGTGTTTATTGTTATGCTGATTAGTGTTGTGTGTGGTATTAGTAAGTCATATAAATTAGATGTATTCTGTAAAATATATACCAAGGTTTCTATTGTTATATCTATTGTGTTTGTAGTAGTGGTGTCTATTGTAAATACAGTTATGTTTTTATTTGAATAATAGGGAGTGGTGTTGTTGAGTCAGTTTAATATAAGTGTTTATAAGGTGATGAGATATTTAGGGATTGAGTATATCGCTCGTAAAGATGGTACATATTATATGGTAACTGATAGTGGTGAGAGAATTAGTGGTGAGGGGTTCTTTCAGGTGGTGTGTCGAGAGTTGCTTAATGATAAAGAAGAGTTGTATATGAAATAGTAATAAGAGAGTAGATTATCTACTCTCTTATTTTGTTGTATAACTTAACAAAACTTTACAATATAATAGATATGTGGTATACTATAGGTGTGATAGATATCGTATTTAATCAAAGGAGAAATAAAAATGATGTGGACAGGATTTCCAATGATGTTACTTGTACTATGGGTGTTAAGTGTGATTGTTTTGTTTGTCAATAATTACAAACCTACTAAACTGTACTATGCTATTGGTATCATATTAGCAATAGTATCTTTTATTGATGTGTTTATTGTTAATGCGGATAAATACCCTTTATAGGTGAGGTGGTTAGTGTGGGTACATTAAAAGAGTTGCTACGTATCGTTGATGATAATACATTTAATAATGTGTATGGTGTTACATCAGGAGTTATTGCTAAGAGAGTTAATACTACTAATATTGTATTTATTGATAGTGGTGTTAGGGGTTCATTAGAGATTTCTTTTGATGATAACTATAAAGTCATTAAACTAAGTAAAGATAGATTTCCTGTCAAAATAGATGAAGATATACTAATTAAGAGTATAGAGAAAGCTATGAATAACGAGGTAAGTGTTGTAACAGTTAGTGGGGTGTAAAAAATGTTGTATATTAATGTAGTTAATGGTGGGGAAGTATTTTTTTATAAGACAAAACAATATGATGTGGAAAGTTTTAAAGCATATTTAACTAATGTGAATGTAGGGAATATTAAATACATTTTCTTTCATGATGAGTATAACAATATTGACGTTTGTGTGTCACCAGTAGCTTCGATTATTACGTTTAAGGGGGAGGAATAAAAATGATTGTATTATGGATTTTAGCTTTTATCGTGTTTTCTATATTATTAGGGGATATGGTAAAACGTAAGAAAGAAGTAAAAGATGCTAGAGATTTCTATTTTAAAATGAAACAAGATAAAGAGTTTATGAAGAAAATAGGTGGTTAATACTATGTTTTTAGCAGTGTTTGGAATATGTATATTTTTGTTGTTAGTGAATATTATCGTAGCCTTATTATTGTTTAGAAAAAATAGACATAGTGATGATATATCGTATTATGAAGTGATATCTGTTGAAAAGAATAGGGATTATTCGTTATATATCATTGATTTTATGGGTAGAATGGTATTACCGTTAAGTATTGTTACTGTAGAAAGTCAATCAGTTTGTGCTATTTTAGTATTTATATTTATTTGTTATTGTTTGTATTATTTACGAGTTAATGCAAATTTTGTATATGCATTACTGTTTAATGTGTATATTGTTAAGACAGATTGTGGTATTACATATACTGTGTATTCTTTTAATACACTCAACTCTATTAGAAGTGGTAACTATAGGGAGATAGATGATGGAGTCTTATTGCAGTGTGAATGATACTCATATAGATACAAATTGTATTACGCAACCATATCTCATTAAAGCCATAGGTAAAGATGGCAATGAGTATATGGGTTTTTATTATGGGTATGTGAGTTCATTAGGGTTATTTAATCAACAAGAGAGAAAAGATTATATTCTAGTTGTCAATGAGGCTACATTACATAGTGAGGCAACTGTCAGTAGAGTTGAGATAGAGGTAGATACAATTAGGCAGTCTACAGGTATCACTGATGTTGATTATAATTTATTATTTGTAGGTGATACAGTTCAATTCATTAATACTAATAGGTATACATTTATTATCATTAAGTATTATAATAGATTTGTATATGTAGATATTGATGATACAAACAAAGCAAAAATGCCTTTAATGGATAATAGATATACTTGTGGACATAATACTGATATACGATTAGTTAAGGGTGTGTGATGTGTATGGCAATGGTTTTATTTTTATTTTTATGTGTGTTACCTGTTATTATGTATATAGAAGATGAATTTTTAAGATTCATATTGATTGCGTTATGGTGTGTACTTGTAGCTTTTATATCATGTATGTTTATGTATTTAGATAGAGATGGTAGTGGTGATAAAGATAGTGGAGAAGATGAATAATAAAGATAAATTAATTGATACTATTGATACATTAGAACATAGAATATACGTTGCTAAGAATATTCTAAATAAAATCGATACGTTGAATGATGATGAATTAAATGATATGGTTAAATTAGTTAATGATAGTTCTTTAACTATTGATGTATTAAACTTTCAACTAACTAGAAATATTATCATGACTAATAATAAAGAAAAATTAGAAGAGGTATTTCATAATGGATAGTTCTACTATTTTATTTGTCTTATTTTTTGTGTTATATGTTGTTGCTATGTCAATGACTGTATACATATTTAATTGTTATAATAAGTTTAAAGAGTGTACTAGAAAATTGATGTATACTTCTATAAAATCATTGTATGGTATCTCTATTTTGTGTTTTGTTGTTTCATTGTGTTTAAAGGTTTAGGGGTGTGGTTAGTTGCTTTTATATTTGAGTTATTTGTTATGTGTACTAACTGCATTATTGTTTATTAGTGTTTTCACTAGAATATTTATATGTTTAGCTAAGGATAAGGATATTATCACACAATCTAACATAAGAGAGTTTATACAATTTTCATTGATTTTTTGTATATGTATTATTGTTATGTTTTTGTGTGTATTATTTGATTAGTATGGTAACTATAGTTTTACAGACACTTAATGATATTGTTAGGAAATATTATTTAGATGAAAATGAGTTAGTGATTGTTAATTGTCATGAAATGATAAAAGCTAAAGATATCCGTAAAGGGTATGCTTATTTAGATGGGTTAGTTGTAGAAGTGTACTAAGGAGATATTACAATGCGTAGATTAGGAATACCTAAAAATCAAACAAGGGTTAAAGATAAAGAAAATGATTTTTATAGTACAGACCCGCAAGCAGTATTTGATTTGTTACGATATGAGAAGTTTCAACACCATATTACAGAGCCTAGTTGTGGGAATGGGAATATTGCAGAAGTACTAAAACATGAAGGATATCAAGTTGATGCTTTTGATATAGCTGATAGAGGGTATGGGTATAAGAAAGATTTCTTTTCATGTAAAGATGAATTAGAGGGTGATGTGGTGATGAATCCACCCTATGCTTTTGCTAGAGAGCATATTGTTCATGCTTTACAATATATGAAAGATGATTCTAAGTTATGTGCATTACTTAAAATACAGTTTTTAGAATCATTAAAGAGAAGAGATTTGTTTGAGAAATACCCTTTAACTCATATGTATGTATTTAGGAGAAGAGCGAATGTATATCAAAATGATAACCGTTCTTTGGGAATTAGTAATGTATATTATTGCTGGTTCGTATGGGTTAAAGGATATAAAGGTGAGCCTACTATTCGTTGGATTGATTAGGCAGAGGTATAAGAGATGGCAAGTAAAGATTATATTTTTAAAATGTTAGCATCTACATCTCATGGAAGTAGTGTAAGAGAAGCTAATGATTTTTATAGCACAGACCCGCAAGCAGTAGAAGATTTATTAAGATATGTAAAATTACAAAAAAAATAACAGAACCTAGTTGTGGGAATGGTAATATTGTTAAAGTTTTAGAGAGTCATGGACATGATGTGGATGCCTTTGATATAGTTGATAGAGGTTGTGGTTATGTAAAAGATTTTTTATCTGATACCAGTGTTATAGATGGTGATATTGTTATGAATCCACCATATAAGTATGCACAGGAACATATAGAACATGGAATCAGTATTTTAAAAGATGGTTCTAAGTTATGTGCTTTTTTAAAGATACAATTTTTAGAAAGTAAGAAACGTAAAGAATTGTATGATATGTATCCTGTAAAATATGTGTATGTGTTTAGAAAAAGGATAAACTCCTATAAAAATGATGATAGGTCTTGTGGTGGTTCAGCTGTGTGTTATTGTTGGTATATATGGGAGAAAGGTTATAGTGGGGATACAATAGTTAAGTGGATTGACTAGAATATATTTGTTATACAGTAATGAAGTGTTTGTGTTATAATAAAAATACAAACACTTTTTATTTAAAAGGAGATTGTTATGGGAAGAGTTATTTATGATAAAAACTTCCATACTAAAAACTTTATTTTGCATTATAAACCACTTGTCAATAGAGATGAGTTTATGAGAGATAAAGTTAAGTATGGTAAGATGTTAGATACAATGTCTAAAACAATTAATGTAGATGAAAATAAGTCTATACTATTTATTGGCAGTAAAGATATTCATAAAGAGATATTCTTATCTTTGTTTAGTAGATATGATACACTACAGTCTTATTACTATTGCTCTATGATGATGTTGCATGATATTTTTTGGGGGAATAGGGGTAGTGAGAATACTAATATCTTAGATGATGATAAAATGTTTTCATTACAGGATATTACACAAGACGTATTATGTTTGTTTATCAATCGAGAAATGATTCCTACTAAAAATGCTAGCGTAGTGGGAAGTGTGATTACATCTAGATGTATGTTAAGTCATAGCAAGAGAAATTGGATATTCTTTAATGGGTTTGTATCTGATATGTTAGATAGAGAGGGATACAAATCTATTTATGATTTGTTTAATTCTAATGATGAGTTTGTTGTTGTGGATTTAAATAAAGAGTACAGTGATTTATTGTCTAATGCTATAGATAGTAAAAGCAATACTAACAGAAATATAAAGACATCTACTAAACGTAGAGAAGTGAGTAATAGTAATTTGTCTGATATGTATTAAGGGGTGTAGTTAGTAAAATGAGAAATATTATTTATTCTAGTTTTAGTAAGGATGACCCTTATTATATTGATTATCTTAAATTATTTGAGGAAGAGGCAGATAATTATAAGAAGAATTATAAAATAGATTCTGTTTTATCTGATGTTGAACGTAAGTTTTTAGATTATATTATTAGTTCTTTTGAATCTAGTGGTGAGACACCTAGTAAAGATTTGTTTATCAAAGTGTTTAATGATGAGTTTTCATTAGAACATGAGTTTGATAATGCTGTAGAGATTGGTATTAATGATTTTCGTGTATATATTTTTAATTTAATTGATAGAAGGGTTAATAAATATATTTCGGAGAGACTTGATGTACTTAATCAAAAAGTAAAAGATACAGGTATTACTGATGAGATTGCACAGGAATTTACAAAGCTAACTTCTTTGTCAAATAGAAATAAAGCAAAAGACATTGAGATAGAGATTAATTCTAGGGAAGAATATAATCTAAAGAAAGAGCGTCCTGTAGGGTTAATTACTGGTATACCTGAGATTGATGATAAGATTGGTGGTATGAGTCCAGGAACTGTTTCTACGATTGCAGGGTTTACTTCTCAATATAAATGTGTGTCAGAAAATGAATTTGTGTATACTAATAGAGGTCTTTTAACGATGAAAGAGATTTATACTATTGGTGTACATAGTGATTTGATGGTACAGTCTGAATTTGGTATGCATAAACTTGTTGCAGTACATGATGAGGGTACTAAGAAGTCTTATATCATTTATATTGGTGGTATACCTGTTGAGACATCACCTGTACATAGGTTTAGGGTTTTAACTGACAATGGCTTAGAGTGGGTAGAAGCACAAAATCTTAAATGTGGTGATAGAATCGTACAATCATTGAAACAATCTACGCATGATGGGTTGATTGGTGATAAGTTATACTGGGAATATAAAGCAAAGGTAATCGCTATAACAAAAGAAAGTTTTGATAGTGACTTATTTACTAAAAGTGTTAGTTGTTGGAAGTCTTTCATTAGTGAGTTGTTTAGACATATAGGGTATGTAATTAAGGGTGGAAATACTTTTATGTATTTTCTTAATGTTGATAAAGCGTATGCTGTAAGTCATTTGTTATCTGCTTTAGGGATTTCTACAGTATATGTTAATAATAAGTTGTTTATTAAAGGTTCTGTATCTTTACAACGATTTATTAATGTGGTTGGTGTGGATACATATAATCATGTTAGTGACAGTTTTTATTTATCGACTAGGCATGAAGAAGATTTAGGGGTAGATGAGTTTGTTGCTATAAACAAGGATGATATGTCTGAGTTTCTTGGTGCTGAGTTGGTTTGGAATACTGTAACAGATATTGAACAGTCTGAGTGCTATATGTATGATTTAACAGTAGATGGTTCTCCTACATATTGTTTAAATGGGTATGTAACACATAATACTACTATGGCTTTAAATGTAGCACATCTTAATGCGTATGAGCTTGGTTATAATGTATGTTATCTGTCATTAGAAACACCTAAAGAGGATATTAACTGGAATTTATTATCTTGTCATAGTTATGATAGTAAATTTAGTAAATATAATTTTGTTGGGCACGATAAGATGCGTAGAGGTACTATGACATCTGAAGAAGAAGATTTTATCTTTAATGAGGTAGAACCTGATTTAAAAAATGATTATGTAGACGATGAGGGGTATTCTAGAAAACGAGGTAAGGTAGTTATTCTTGATGAGTCTGATTTTAAAACATTCTCTTTTGGGGAAATATCTGCCGCTATTGAGAAGGTAGATGATAAGTTAGGTGGTAAGTTAGATTGCGTCATTGTTGACTATATACAATTATGTAAGTTTAGTGGACAAGGTGTTACTTATGATGCTAACTCTCAGATTAATAGTTATGTAACATTCTTTAGACGGTTAGCACAAAATTTTAAGAAAGAGATTAAAGAGGATGGTACTGAAGATGTAAGGCAACTTACGATGATTTTATTGGCACAGATTAATCGTAGTTCTTGGCAAAAGGCTAGTAGAAATGATGGTAGATATGATATCACTTGTTTAGCTGATGCGAATGAGTTGGAGCGTGGTAGTGCTAGGGTATTTACAACGTATACATCTGAGGATTTAAAAGCTAGAAAATCTGCACAAGTGCAGATTTTAAAAAATCGTGCTGGACAGACGATGTATGACCCTGTTACTGTATATGCTGATGGTGAGTCATATGTATTTATGTCAGAGGATAATATGAATGGTAGTTTTAGTGCAGATGGGTTAGCTAGTGTTGAGAGTGCTTTTGCTAATATGGATGATGATTTTGATTTTATGTAGAAATGAGGTATTTGTATGAAAACTTTTGTTTTTGATGGTAAAGAGTATAATTTTGCTGAAGACATTACACCTAAAGAGGAGGGTGATTTTGTGGCTGTAGCTACTAGCTCTGAGAATGAGATTTGTCAGTTATATTTCATAGATGGCAAATTAATGTCTGTTGATGTGTTATAAGATTTAATACTAACTTCATAAATGTAGTAAAATAAGGGGTATTTCATTATAATTATGTAGTATATATAAAATTGAGTGTCTTAATTGTTAGATACTCAATTTTTTACTATATAAGAAAGTGAATATATGATATAGATATGAAGCAGTTAGATTTATTGACTAAAAGTTTTGAAGATAATATTATAAAGTGTAGGGTGAGTGGAGATAGAGGTGCTTTAGCAGTTCTGTCTGATGTACATCAAGGTCTTAATGATAGAAAGTATTTACAGGATACTGTTAAATTCTTGTTGTCATTAGGTGATAGGTGTAAAGTCATTCTAGGTGGCGATTCTACAAATACTACAACTAAAAACTCTAAAGGTAATGTGTTGGAGGAGTGGTGTAGTGGTAGTGAGCAGATTTATACATTGGTTGATGATATGAGACCTTTATATGAGAGTGGGCAACTTATAGGTATTATTGAGGGTAATCACCCTAAACGTGCTTATAATGAGGCTTATATCACGATAGAAGAGATGATTGCAAGTTTATTAGGTGATAAGTCCTTATATAAAGGTTCAATGGGTGTTGTATATTTTAATGTAAATGATAACTTATATGTACATCAGATTTTACATAAGCATAGGTCTGTAGAGGGTGCATATGATTATTTTAGTGCTGATGTGAATTGGTATGAGCATAAACATAAGCCTATGACTAGACCTAGAGTTAGGATTGAGCATAATAAGTTTGTTAAAAAACCTGTAGCTAAACAGGTCTGGGATATTTATCAATCTAGTTTTCAAGTGTTTCCTGATTATGCTAAGAGTGGTGGATATAAACCTAGTGTGAGTGGGTATTATATTTGTGAGATGACTGGTGATAGACATAACAGAATGGCTACCCCTTATTTTGATAGTGATTATAGAAATTTAATCAAGAGTGGGTATATATTTTAGGAGATACTATGGGAGATAGACTTTTAGAGTTGTATCAGAATAACAAAGGTTTTAGAGATGGTAATATCATAGCTTGTCTATTTATCGGAAGAGAGGGTGAGTATGGTGAATATCCGTCAGAACCTTTCTTAGAGTATATGGAATTAGATATTGGTGGATTTGATGAGTTATTGTATGACTCATACATCTATAAAAATCTATCTTTAAGAGATATTGCATATATGGTAATGTATTCCTATTTAGAAGATGAGTATGAGTACACAGTAGATTGTGGTTCTTTCAATATGATTGTGAGGTCTGAAGGTTCATACAAAGGTTTTAAGATTTATATTAATATACCTTTAAGTGCTTTTATTGATAAGTGTATGTTACGATATTGCTATAAGGATATCAGTCAGGTTGTTAATAAGATTTTTAATTTATACAAAGATACTGGGGTTAGCGAATGTTTGAAAAGAAAAATAAATTAGATAGTTGGTTGGAAGAGATACATAGTTTCATTGAGTTAGAAGATGGATGTGCAGTTTCTAGTAGTGTAATTGAAAATGCTTGTAATTTTTTAAGTAGGGTGTATGACATTGATAAGAGCAATCCTTGGTATCGTAGATGTGGTGTTTATATAAAATCTTCTACGATTGGTAGCGTTCTAATATCTATACAGGCTGTTAATGGTACATTTGTTGATATTGAGTTTATGGTAGATGGTACTATTAGTGTATATCATTATGATACTTTAGAAGATGAAGTTAATATTGTTGATTTAATGTATTTATTGGTGTATAGTGTTGATGAGGCTGTAGAAGAATTTTCTAAGTTGATTGAATTTAGCTATATTTAAATATAAAGGGGATAGTAATTATGATTATTCATTCAGTTGAAGAGGCTCATGATATTATTAAGTTTTTTAAAAAAGAGTATAGTCAGGTAGATTTATCTAATCAACTTAAAAACTTAAAGGATTTTATTGATAGTGTTGATATAGAGAAGCCAATTTATAATGTGAATGTTGATATTTCTATTAATAGTGATGGTGTTATCACACTGTCTTATAGTGTAGATACATGGGATGTAAATATTATATTCTTTCAAGATAATCAGGTATATATTCAGGAGTGTGTTAATCATATTACAAAATTTGAAAATGTGAAACGTGCTATCTTATATGCTAAACGATTTTTATGTTTATAGAGGTTTTTATGGAGATATTTTCATTTTTTATTATACTTAGTGTGTTTACAATTATAATGACTGTTGTACAAGATTATTTGATATACAAGAGTCCCTATCGGTATGCACTGTTTGCGTTTGTTTGGTTTGTGTTGATGATGTTGTGTTTGTGTCTAATACCAGGGTTATTTCAGTAGAAGTGTTGTAATACTTCTACTATTTTGATATATGGGAGATTATTATGAATGGTACATTTTCAAACGCAGTCATGGTAGGCTTTGTAAATAGTTTTAGAAATACACTGTATATAGCTATTAAATTTATGCTAGATAAAGAGTTGTATGATATTTATAGTAAAGATTTGTATTGTAATTGTGGAGATTTTGTATATAGTAAGTTTATTGGTTTCAGCAAGATGACAATTACATTAAAAGATTTTTCTATGTATGATAATACTTTATATTATAGTGATGGTAAAATAACTGTTGATAGTGATGAAGGTAGTAAGTTAGATATTAAATTTAATTCTAGTGGATGGTGTGATGCTTATACCTATGGTTATGATGGTGTGTCATATGTTATAAATGCTTATGAAAAAGTAATTGAATTTGTAAAACAGTATATTGAGTGGAATAAGTTTGATAGAGGTTTTTTAATTGATAGACTGAGAGAGTTTGTTACTCAATATGGTTTGATATTACAATGTATGAGTATGGGGCATTAATAGTTTCTGTACATTCCGTTATATTGGTTTTAGTATTATGTGGTGTGTATATAATTTTCAGATATTGTTTGAGTGTGTGAAGTCATATCATACACTCTTTTTATTATATTTACAAAACTTTACACTTATAGTATAATCACATTGTAGATATAATACTTATAATATTTAAAGGAGATTAATTTATGAGTAATGTTCTTAATAAGATTAAAAGACGTGGCAATACACATTTGATTACGGATTTTATTCGTAGTTTACATGAATATCATATGAGAACAAAAGATGTATTATTTATCATGACTAGCTGTGGTTACATGACATGGGAAGATTTCTGTAAGGTAGCAAGACATGATTATTTTAATAAGGGATATGGTTCTCCTGAGGTAGCGATAGATTTAAAGATATTTACTACTAAAGGTTATTTCTACCGTTATGAGATTTGTGATGGTATGGAAGAGTGGAGGTTTCATTATACTGACCATGAAATGTCTAGTAATAGGTTAAATACAGCATATGTAAAGTCATTTGTAGGAGGTCATTGGTCTACACTATCTGAAATTATTGAGAGGGGTAATGAAGATGTATAGCTATAATTATATATTTGATAAAAATTCCTTTTAATATTATAGTAAGATAGTAAATTATATATAAATTGTACATTCTTTCTAGAAAGTTGTATAATTTAATTGTATTATTCTTATGAAGTAAGGATGATAGCGACTGTACAAGTAGAAGTAGTGAAAGCGTATGTTTATTATCTTAGTTATAGGGAGCAAGTTTTAGCCGATTATAATGATGATAGATAGCAAAAGCATAACGAAACGAAAGGAGGCCTGCTAATCTCATGTCTAATAAGATTAAGGCTTTGTTGTCAATTTTTGCATTTAGTGTCTTTTTTGTTTTTGGGTGTCATAGTGTTGATGCAAGACAGGTTATGACTACTGCATACTCACCACATGAACAGGCTGGCTATATGGCTAATGGGCTGTGGATTCAAGAAGGATATGTTGCATTAGATTTTCTACCTTTAGGTACACAGGTTTGGCTTGATGGTGTGCCTTATATTGTAGGGGATAGGATTGGCGATGGTGATTATAATCATGTTGATATTGTAATGAATAGTTATGAAGATGCAATTCAGCATGGTAGGCGTTATATGGATTTACAGTACTGATTCAGTATAAGTCAGTATAAGAAGATAAAAATTTAATAGTATACAAATGCTTTAAGGTATGTTGCGTTGACAGCATACCTTATTTTTATGGTTTCATATAACTTAACAAAACTTTACAATATAATAGATATGTGGTATACTATAGGTGTGATAAGAGTGATAATTAAAAGGAGAAAAGATATGAAAAACTTTAAAATTTATGCCGTTAGTGGTGAAGATAGTTCTAAGTATGAGATTTCTTTGGGTGAGTTAGTTACTAAAGGTAATTATACTGAAGATGAAGTTTGTAAGTTGTTAGATTATATCGAGTCCACTAAGTACAAAACTTTCAGATGGAAGTTAGTGCATAAGGATTCCATTCATGCTATGGATGGTGATGGGATACAACACTATTTAGTAGATTTAAAATAGTGTGTTATAATATAAGGAGAAATAAAATGAAAAAATTCGTAAGTGTTTATTATAATTTTGTTGGTTTGAATATAGAAGAAGTAAGTTCCTATATCGATATTCATGAAAATGGGTACTGGGGAGCAGAGTCAGTTAAGGTACAGGCTGATGTGTATGGTCTTGTTAAAGGTAGACATACTATGCCAGTAGAGGAGTATGTTTTTGATGAGATTGGTGATATGTTTAACTTTTTTAACTTAGAGGTTAAAGCACTGTCATCTATTAAAAAGACATCTGATTTATTAGTGTTGTATGTAACAGGTTTAACTGCCGCTACAGTAGCTGTCTTAAATACTGCTAATAGATTAGGGTATAAAGATGTTGTGTTAAAGCATTATAATAAAGATAATGGGCTTTATGAGTGTCAATGGTATATTAGAGGTGGGAATTAAAAATGGATGCAATTAATACAGTATATGGAATTTATCAAGATGGTCAATCAGTAGGATTTCTTTCACATGATAGTTTTGCAGAATTTTTTAAAGATGTGTGTATTGATTTAGTATGTCCTATTGAAGAGAGGGAGTACATTACAGATAAAGTTAATTTAGATGTAATGTACTTTGAGTTTGGTAAGTTCTTTTCTGATGAAGAGGGTACTACTTTATATAGAGTTGTAGGCAAATTCCCTAAAAGAGATATGGAAGTTCTTGGTAAAGAGTTTTACAGTAAGATTAAAAAATGATAATCTCTAGAGATACTAATATAGTATCTCTTTTTTTGTGTTTATTGTAACTTATATATTATATTAGATGTATTCTTTATTTTTTAGTGTGTGGTGGTATTTAATATATGGTAATTTTAACAAAGAAAACAAAATATGACAGTATTTTGGAAGGTGTACATACATTGGTTAATGAGTCTGTGTATGGAGATTTAAAGAAGATTGGTAATAGTAAGAAGTTTACTGAGTTAAAATCTTTTAAGGATAAAAAATATCCTCATTTAGAGTTAGGGTATAGGGTTCATAAGATTACGAAAGATACTTTTACATTGGATTTAGATTTCTTGGTAGGGAATAAAGATTTAGATACTCATGCTGAGTTTGTTGTTAGATGTTCTTGTGAGTATGTAGATAATGATGGTGTTGGCAATGTAACAATTAATGCAGATACTGTTATTGTTGAGTCTTTAGATGCTCCTATTGTTTCTGTACTAGATAACTTTAAATCTTTTAAGGTTAAGAGTGGTGTTAATCTCATTAGTAAGAAAGATTTTGATGTTAATAGTAGTTTATCTGAAGTAGTTAAAGATGCTTGTACTGTTGCGTTACAAAAGGTGTTACTAAATAATTCTCAATTAGATAAAAAGATAGATAAGATTACAAATAGTGCAAAAGGATTTAGTTCTGTTAGTGGTTTTTTAACTGTATAGATAGGTGGATACTTAATGGCTGAAGAGTATGGGAAAGAGTGGAGATATTCTTTAGAAAGACAACATAGTGTACATAATCCTGTTATAATCAATGAAGATATAGAATTACAAAGACGAATGTTTTGGGAGTCTGCGTTACATACTGGTATTACTGTTGACTTTTATAATTGTAAGTTTGAACAGCAAGACTTTAATCAAGATTTAAACCTTATGTGGGATGACGCAATAAGACTTCCTGTTATTTTTGATGATGCACCTAAAGTTAAAGTGTTGAAGAATTTAGGTTGGTATACAGAGGATGATGAAAGACCTGAGTTGGTATATCTTCCTATGTATAAGGATTGGATGACAAAAGAACTTCTAGATGTAAAAGAAAATTCTATTATTCGATTATATTATTTTGGTGGTATCAGTACAGCTGATTTTAGGGTTACTGATAAAAAGATGGATAGTGTGTATGGTGTATATTGGGTTTGTAAATTAGCACCTGAAAGAATGAATGATTTTACTATGATAGAGTTAAATGGGGAACATTTCTTAAAACGTAGTGAGGTTCGGAGTAGACATACTGAGTATATGGATAAGCAGATTAGTGATGGGTATAATCCTGACTATGATAAGTCATCTGATTTTAGGAATTATGAACATTCATCATATGTTAATCAGATAGTTGATAATGATGAAGATGATGGATTAGCAGATAATCTAAATTATTCTAGTACAGAGAATAATAATGTAGGGTATACAGATAAAGAGAGTAATGAGAATACAACATTTACATCTATTGATGGCAAGAAATATATAGATAATTTTGATATTATAGAAAATTATGAAAAAACGAAGAAAAAAGATAATAATTCTGATGGTAGGTTTGTGGTGAGGTAAGAGTTTTGAGATATAGTAGTGATTATATTGTAGAATCATTAAGGGATAATTCTATTAATGAGGCTAAAGTTGTAACATTTGATGGAAAAAGTAACCCAGATTTTGGTCAGGCTGTTATTATGGCTGGGGGAGCAGGTTCAGGTAAGGGCTTTGCTTTAAAAAATGTAATTATGTTACAGGGAAAAACATTTGATGTTGATGAGTTGAAACAATTATACGTTAAAGGTTCTAAAGCAGGTATTTTTGATGATATTCGTGGTGGAAATTATGATTTCAAGAATCCTGATGATGTAGCTTTGTTACATCAAAAAGTAAAAGAGTTAGGTTTAAAAGATAGAAGGGAACAGGCTTTCTTCTCATCATTGTCTACTAACCGTTTACCTAATATTGTATTTGATATTACTGGTGATGAAGAGTCTAAATTGACTAAGTTATCAATGATGTGTAAAGATATTGGATATAGGGTATCTTTAGTGTGGGTAGTTGCTAATAGGGAAGAGGCTTTTATTCGCAATTTACAACGTGATAGGACTGTTCCTGATGAAGTATTCCATGCTACACATAATAATGTAAAAACGAGTGTATTTAGTTTTCTTGAAGGTAGTGGTAGTAAATTCTGTGATAGTGCTTGGATAGTATTTTCTAGTGGTGCTAGTGCAGAGGATATGACGCCAGATGAAAAGAGAGCTTTAGAGAACAATAGGGTTATCAAATTAGAAAAGAAAGGTTCTAAGTTTGTTGTGCCTGATAAAGTGTATCGTAAAATAATGAAAGTTACGGGTAGGAATGAAATAGACCCTAAGAATCCTCAAAACTATGTCAGTCAAAAAGAGTTTGCTAAAGATGGACTTAAAGATGCTATTAAGTCTGTAAGAGGTGGTAAAACTACTGTTAGAAAAACTATTTTTAATAAATAGTAGGGGTAAGTGTAGATGAAGTTGTTGAGAAATGTACAGGAAATGGATAGGGTTGATGGTATTTATATCACTGTATCTCAACATATGTTAAAGCTAGGTTCTAAAAGGATACAAAAAGAGTTAGGGAGTCTTTATTATCAAGACTTCCTAATATTTATGGCTGTTACTTTAGCTAAAGAGTTTGAACGTGCAATAGATACTCAACGGTATAAGGGTACTAAGTGGGCGCCGTTATCAGTTTCTTATTTAACATATAAGCAGAGAAAGAATTTATCTCTTAATATATGGGAAGCAACTGGTTTTTTAAAGAATAGTATTACTATATTCAAGAAGTTTAATAATTTTATCGCTGTAGGTTTTCAACAAAAACAATATTACCCTAATAGTGGGGTACAAGTAAATATGGTTGCTAGGTATGTTGAGTATGGTACTAATAGGAATACTGTAAATGGTAAGAAAACAATGCCAGCTAGACCTTTATTTAGACCCATAGCTAGTTATGTTTCTAAACATATATCAAGGTATTATAAGGCTTATCTCAAAGAGATAGGTAAACTTAGTAATAAGAGAATACCATACTTATATCTTAGGAATAAGAGTGTTAAAAGGTCATCTAAAAGTAGGAAGCAGTTATATTAATTTACACAACTTTACATAATATATGTTTTATGTTATATTAGATATGTAGAGTGGTTAGATTAATTTATAAGGTGTGGTATATATGGATAAACAAAAATTAATTTTAGAAGAACTTAGAGGTGTAGAGAATATTAATGAATCTAGCTTAGGTAGATTATATCAACATATAGGTAAAGATTATATTGTATTCATTACATCTGATAGACAGGCATTAGATGTTCCTGAAAATAATAAACGTAGGAAAGAGTTAGAGAAGTATATTCGTTTAGCTGGTTTTGGGTATAATAAAGTAGTTGGAAATTATGTAGAGGAAGAGACTGGGGAACCTAAGAAAGAGAAGTCTTTTGTAGTTTATGGTAAAGATGAAAAAGAGATGCTTAAAATGTTTAAGCGTTTAGGTGAAAAGTACGAGCAGGATTCTATTTTATTTGTAGATTTAGAAGGTAATGCTTATCTTTTATATACATATGGTAGCAAAAAGGGTACCAGTGATAAACTTGGTAATTTTCATGTAGGTATTGTAGGAGATTTTTATTCTACAATAGGTAAAAAAGCCTTTAGATTTGAGGTTAGTGAGTCTTATTATAAGGAAAGTTTTACTACATTTAGTGGTATGCTACACGAAAATTTCATGAAATTTGTTAATAAGTATGATGATTTTGATATTAGATGGGAAAATAGATAATGCATAGTCCTTTATATCAATACGATTTAGCTTTATTTGATAGAATACATAGTTTGTATGATGAAGTATTTTTTGCTGATGTTGATGAACAGTTTATTACTAATGCTAGGGAACATCAAGGTAAGATAGTTATGCCATTTATTGGTATAAGTCGATTACCTGATTTTTCTATCAATTACGATTTTTATAATGACAGTCAAGTTAGGCGTGGTTGGACTAATCTAGGAGCAAAAGACCAAGATGGTGTAGAGTTTGCAGGTAAGAAAGTTATGATACATTCATTACCTGTTATGCTACAGTATCAAGTAGATGTGTATGCAACTAAACGTGACGTGTGTGATGGTTTGATTTCAGAGTTGATTATGGAATTTCATGAGAGACCTTATCTAATGGTTCAGTTCATGGACTTAGGTGATGTTATACAAGAATTTCAAATAGCTGTTGAAGATGGTGTTACAGATAATACTGATGTTAGTGGTTTTAGTGAAACAAACAGGTTTTATAGAAAATCTATAACAATCAATATAGACCATGCATATATCTATAGGGTTGATAAAGCACTAGAGATTGAAAAGATAACAATAGATGTCAATGATTTACCTTTAGATAAAAAAGAAATTGAAAAAGTTAGACCTAAAGGTGAAGATAGTGGTAATGGTGGTAAAGTAGTACCTGATAATAGATTAAGTACAGATGGGATTTCACCAGGAGTTAGGTCAAAAGATGATTTAAATAAAGCTAATGAAGAGATAAATAGTTCTGATATAGAAATAAAAAGATAATAATTGTAAAGAAAGCACATTTCATAAAAAGAAATGTGCTTTTTATATATAAAATTTGAAAACATTAAAACAATAAATATCTATATTTACAAAAGATAATA